ACATACTATGGTGTATTAAGAGTTATGGCTATGCCAAAGAGCTCCCGGGATACCAAACCTGATCTTTTTAGGGATTCGAGTATGTTTATGGTGGACCTGGCGGGCACTGCCCCCGCGTCTTGAATCCTTTTTACTCTACTTCATACAGTCTTAACTTCTTGAGACTTGCTCAATTCTTCCCAACGTTTCAATGCTTCCCAATAGGAAATCCAAACGCATCCTTCACATCCTCTACCACAGCAAGTTGTCGGTTCTTGTGGTCTTGGATACATGTTAATACATCATTCCGTAGACAATACACCAAACTTCTAAACCTAGTTTATATAAGACATAAAGTCCAATTAAACTTCCTGCCAACTTCAATGTTTGTAAACGTGTCATTGTGTACAGGTACGTTCACGATAAATTACGCCATCTGGATTTTGAATCTCTTTCCACTCTGTACACACAGGTTGACGTTGTACATACACAGGAGTCTGTTGATACACAATAGTAGGCTGAGGTTGTACAACCACTGGTTCTTTGCTGTTGGCAATAGCGGCTCCAACGATTGCTCCACCGATTAGTACAGGGATCCAATTTCCAGATCCGTTGTGGCGCCAGTGATGCCCATGATGTCCATGATGACGGATGCCGTGACCATGATAAGGTTGTGCCATTGCCGGCACACTGGCCAATGTCAATAATAATACTGCTAGAACTCGTTTCATATCAATCTCCAAAAATGACGGAATCCAAAAAGCATGGACGGTCTCCGCCTAACCTTAGGGTCTCTCACCCTAGCAACCTGCTACGCTGGTTTACCTTTCCGGACACTATTATTTAACGCCTTAGCGTTTGCTTTCGCTGACAAGTTTAGCTACGATTTGGAAATTTTTATAGTAGATCTTCTTGGTCATTTTTCAATCCGTTGCTGTGTCGGTCTGTGATCTTTTCTGTATCTTGGAAAAGGCGTTTTTCTTGAGCTGTTAACTTATCTTTGTGTGTTTTTCTAGGATTACCGCACAGCATACAACCAGGTTTGCCACAATCCATGGCATGATGCTTGGACAGTCTATGGGGTTCTTTTACACTTTTATCATAAAAACCCAGCCCGTGTTGTTTAGCAATTTTAACCTGCTTGTTAATAGCATTTTGGTCTTTTTGGCGACGGCGACTGTTCAAATATTTTGCTAGTTCATTGGCCATTGCTGTGTCCTTTTACAAATTGTACTACAAACCTTAATCAGTGTCAAGACTGATTTCCTGCGAAAACGGTTTTATTTGCTGTTCGGATAACTCTACCCTTGGATGTATTCGATCCAAGTACTGCTATTTTCTTATTTTCCACAAAAACGGTAACTTCGCTAGTTACAACTAGACTACCGTCGCCGAGTGTACTGCCCACATAGGCAGCTTTTTGATTATCGACAAAGACAGACTTGGCACCTTTTACTATTAGGGTTCCGCGGCTGTCTACGTCAACATTTACTCTGGCTACTTTATTGTTGGACATATTATGGTATAGGTGGTAAACCTGCTACAGCAGATCCCACATCTTCTGTTCGTTTAGGATTAGGAGTAATTGCGGCAACAAAAGAATCTTTGAAGTTTGTTAACCAACCAGCAACGCTTTGATAAACAGCCATACCAGTGATCCATCCACCTACTGCGTTAATGCTGTCAGTGATCATAGTAGACACAACATTTTGTGTAGATACTTGTTGATGGAACGTTATTCCGTCTACCACAGTTTCTTTCAATTGTTCTAGCATAGGCTTTTGTTCCGGAACCTTTTGTCCCGAAGTTTCCAAACCTTGCTTTAATACATCCATTGATAAGTTATTAGTTTTAATTGTGCTGGCACCAACGGACTGCATAACGGCAGTTGCTCCAGTAACGGAGGATTTTAAACTACCTATGGCAGAGTTTAAATCACTGACAGCTTTACTCGAAGCGCTGGCTGCATCGGCAATTTTAGAAGTTTGATTTACTACTCCGGCAATTGAATTACGAAGACGTTCAAGTTCTGCTATTAAAAGAACGTTGTTAAGATTATTAATTTCCCACTGCGCCGTCATTGCTGCCGTTTGAGCGTTAATCGCGGACGCTATTGACAGAGCCGCTACTTCACTTACTACTACTGATGCCATAATATATCTCCTTTACTTTATTTAACTGAGAGCAATGCCAGTAGTACCTTGAAAATATTGATCTGCGGCATCTTTCTGGCTGGGAACCATACAAAATACGTGTGCTTTTTGTAGTGTAATGACATTTTTAGCACCTAAAAACAACCATGGGATCATTCCTAGTCCTTGTGCGTTTACTGTCAACGCTTTAGGTCTGTCTAGTTTAATTTCTGTGGCAGTTTCTTCTTCTAAACGAGCAATAATTTCATCACCGTTTAATAATTTAAGACTAACGACGTCACCGTTAGCAATTGGTTTTTCAAGTAACATTATTTCCATCCTTATCTATTTCTATCCATGTGTGGTCACCTAACCACTTTACTTGAGTAATATACTCATAATCTTCTGGTATGCCTGTGGCCCAATCATCGGGCCCGTTTATACTCAGTCTAGTAAAATCTTTTCTCTTATCGTAGACCAGCCAGTATATGTTTCCATGTGCTATTTGAAAATTATAAACAGCGGCATGTACCATGTCTGTGACTTCTAGTCTACGTTTAATCTGTTGTGCCTGCTTTTCTAATACTCTAACCAAGTCTACAATCCTATCGTACTCTTGCTGGGCATGCATCCTAGCAACATTGAGCATGATATCTTTTTGTTTTGTAACAGGTACTAGGTCAAACTTAGGACCACCTGCTTCTGTGGCATATGGTGTTACATTCCTGTTAAAGAATGGCACCATAGTGCCGTCAAAGTTTGAGTCATAGCTGTCTCTACCTTTGGCAGTATTAGACTTTTTGTCCATCAGTCATTGCTTTCTTTGGGCACTTCGCACAATGCTTCTAGAGTCTTATAATGTTCGTAGGCTTTCTTCAATGCTTCAAAGTGCGCCAACTTATCAGGATCTGGTTGAAGTATGGCCAGCCGTTTTGAAATAGTCTCCATAAACTCTGAGATATTCCGGCCGTTGATCATAACCTTGCCTTCGAACTCTGCGTCGCCGTTGACTTTTAAACCTGGACTCGAACCAACACTGCCTATACTCCACGGGTGTGTGTTGTTAGTAGTCCATACCGTTCCACTGGCTCCGTTACTTGTTAGATAAGAACCACTGGTTCCGTTAAAGCCAGCAGTGGTAGTGAAACTAGCAGTAGATCCAACAGCACCTATACTGTAGTTTGATATGTTATATGCTGACATAGAATCAATATCTAAATATACATCAGATGTATCTAACGCACTAGTATCAATTGTGATTGTATCACCATTAGCCATTTAATTTGGCCTTAAGTTCTGTAAAACCACCAACTAGTACATCGTCGATAAAAATCTGAGGTACTGTTCTTGCGGTCGGAACTGCTTCTAATAACTGTTCCGTAGTGTAATTTTTATTAATGTTACGTTCTTCAAATTCAATGCCTTTCATTTTTAATAGGGCCTTTGCTTGATCGCAATAGGGACACTGATTCTTACTCCATACAATAGCTTTCATTTTCTTTTCCTTTAATTATTTTTATACTCTAAAACTTTCGCCGCATCCGCAACGATCTCTTTCATTTGGGTTAATAAACTCAAATCCTTCATTTAAACCATTTCTAACATAATCTAATGTTATGCCCTGAAGATATACATCATGTTTTTTGTCTACTAGTATTACAAACTCTTTTTGAGCATAATTTATTGTACTCTCATCTACTTTGTATTCATCTACATATTCAAGTGTATATGCCAATCCACTACATCCTGTGGTTCTGACACCTAATCGTATACCCACTCCCTTATTACGGGAAGATAGTAGTTTTACGATCTTGTTATAGGCCGTGTTTGTTACGGTAATCATTTACGGCCGCTTTGATTGCGTCTTCAGCAAGAATTGAGCAATGTATTTTAACCGGAGGCAATGCTAGTTCTTCGGCAATTTCGGAGTTTTTAATTGATCCTGCTTCGTCGAGTGTTTTTCCCTTGACCCATTCTGTAACAAGGCTCGAGCTTGCGATAGCCGATCCGCAGCCATACGTTTTAAATTTCGCATCTGTAATAATACCTGTATCATTGTCTACCTTAATCTGTAATTTCATAACGTCACCACAGGCTGGCGCTCCGACCATTCCTGTACCCACAGTATCGTCTATTTCGAATTTGCCCACGTTGCGTGGGTTTTCATAGTGATCAACAACTTTGTCTGAATAAGCCATAATGTTTATAGGTCCGGTAGTTCGTCGTAGCTAACTGAGTCACCCATAACTCCAATGACATAGTTAGTACTTTCGTTTTCTTGTAGAGCCGTTTGTTTCTTATTGATATTAACGTGTTTGTTAAACCAAGGAATAGGACTGGCTCTAGGATGTTCATTGGAATACTTAATTCCAATATCTTTTAATCTTGTAAATGCTGTGTAGTCAACAAAGTCTCGTAGAATAGCGGCATTGAGTCCAATGACAGGACCTTTGCTGAACAAATAATCCGCCCAGGATTTTTCTTCTTCAATGACTTCCATGTACATGGCATACACTTCAGCTCGGCATTCTTCTTCAAGAGCAACAAACTCTTGGTCATCTTTAATAACATTGTTAATTAACCAAGCAGTCCATTCTGTGTGTAATAACTCGTCTTGTAGAATTAAGCTAATAATATTTCCGTTGCCGATGTAGATTTTATTTTCTACCATGGCCAGTGATGTGGCAAAGGATACCATGAAGCGTAGGGCCTCAAGTGCGTAGGATGCATGTAGGGCCATCCATATGGCTCGCTTGTGATCGTGGACTGGAACGTCTTCGCCCAACTCTTTACGGCAGTTGAGAACGTGAAGATCCTCATAGTAACGACCAATGTTAGCTGCCATGCCAACAATTTCAGCAGTGTCGTGAATCTTGTTAAATTCTTCTTTGGGTACGCCATATACATTCCTAATGATGTGACTGTAACTTTTACTGTGAATATTAGTTTCAAAGAAACTCCAGTTACTAACCAGTGCTTCTAATTCCGGAATACTGATAACGGGACTAAACACTTGATTAGGAGCACGGCCTTGAATACTATCTAAGGCTGTTTGACGCAGTAGGTTGCTGGTAAAGATATGCTTGACAGCATCGCTGGCATCTTTGTGATCCATCTTATCTTTGGTAAGACTGATCTCTTCTGGAACCCAAAAGAAGCCACGAGCAAGTTCTTCATACTTGGCGATCTTAGGATACTTGACTTCTTCAAAACGTTGTACTGTCACAGGGCCTTCTGGGTCTAAGAACATCTTACGCTTGAGATAATTTGTTTGTTTTGATAAATCGTATTGTTGTTTGCTCATGTTTCTCTCTTAAAATAATATTCTGCGGGATGTTCGTGTTCTATAAAGTCAGGCAACTCTATTGGTTGTTTTGTAGTAATATGTTTGTAAACTTCTTTGGCAAAGGCTATATTGACTTCCTTGGTAAGATGACATGCCATCTTTTCCTGTCTCTCTGTCCATGCTTCAGCTTTCTCTATGTGTATTCCTAAGGCTTCACGCTGTCTAATCAAGAAATCCCACATTGATGTTTTAATCCCAAGTTCTTCTTTAAATGGATAACTTAAACTAAACTCCTCATGAAACGCCGGTATAATAATAACAT